ATTTCTTCTTGTGACTTAATTCGTTTTTGCTCAAGCTCTTTATTTGCTGTAGCTTTAGCCGCATCCAGCAATATTCTGGCTTGACCTTCCTGTGATTTGCGTTGCGCTTCCGCTTCCTTGATACCGAGTTCCCTTTCCTTCGCCTGTATCAATGGGTCTTTCATTTGTTCTTGTATACGTTGTTGCTCCGCTTGCGCTTGCGATGTCATGGTGACCCGCTTCGCTGCTTCGGCAACCAACTCGGAAATCCGTTTCTCAACATCGGCAGGGATAGGCTCACCTTCTGGCGGTAGCTCAATACCCATTTCCTGCTCAACCTGTTTCCTGAACTTCATGGTCAGGTGTTCATTCACATAAGCTGATCCTGCCGCTTGTATTGATACTGCATTTGGTGACTGTTGTACCAGTTGCATGATTTCAGGATTTTGTTGAGCCGATACCACTGTCTGTATATGTGCTTCGTGATCCTGATCAATAAATGCCTTAACGGGATTGCCGTTGATTAAATTCTGTACTGCCGTAACGGGATCGACTGGTTTAATGTCATCCTCAGTCGGAATGATATCTTCCACATTCCTGATTCCCAATACTTCCAACATCTGCCGATGCAATTCAGGCAGGTTATACATCTGCGGTGCGGTGGTCGCCAATTGCATGGCGGCTTGATACTGCATGATGCGTTGCGCCATTGTCGAGGCATTCGGATCGGATACGGGCAAGACATCCACCCTTTCATCAAAATCCTCCACCTTGATAAATTCTTCTTCATCCATTTCGTAAGGATAAGCGGGATCGGTAAAATCGGTAACGATATTGACCAATATATTAAATTCTTTTCTCATTGAAGCATGCAGCCTAGCCTGTACCGCAGACATCACTTTCATGTTTCTTTCCATCAATGCCAGCGTTGTGCCGACAGGAGCCTGATTGTTCATGTCCGATATCTTCATATCTGAGATACTGGCAAACCTTCTTCCTTCCTCAACAATATTCTGCAATAGCTGGTATAGCGTTGCCGATGGTTCCTTGTAGGGCAGGAAGGTAATATTATCCCGAATGGCGCCACCGGGAATATCGACATCCCTGAACTCGCCCGGCATGATCGGGGTATCATCACCCTTAATGCGTAATCCTCTGGCTTTCAAGCCGCCCGGTAAATTGGATAACGTACCTGCATCCACTAACTGCCTTAATAGGCTGGTGGCTGATTTGGCTAATCCGCCTATCATGTGGATCAATCCAAAGCCGTAAAAACCGATTCCCGGTAAATACTGGTAATGCACAAAATGCATACGCCTTAATTTCTTCGGGTCATCCTCATACCAATTCCTGCGGATACTCAGGACAATCCCGCTCGGATAGTCAATCGTTACCACATAAGGTACCGCTATTCCCGTTGCATTCCCTGATTCATCGGCATCTTCAAATCCCTGTAAATCCAGATTTACCTGCATTTCCAGTAATATATGGCGATTATCAAGGTTGTAAGTATCGACATCGCCCGTCATCTCGTCATATTTTTTGGCGATATCGCTTGAATTTGGTGATGCATCCGGTAATTCGACATCCCTGTAGAAGCCGCTTACCTGCATCTTGCGTACATCATTGGAAGATTTCTTCATTATGTGAGTGGCACGTTCACAGGTTTCCAGATCACTTGCTCCGTAATTCACGACAACATCTTCTGCCGGTACAAAAATCGAGCAGGGTCTATCCAAATTAGGATCGTAATATACTTTACGGAACGCGGAACCCGCCAACGGAAGGGAAAATAACATCTTTTCCGTTTCGGTTCGGTATTCCGTCATCTCGTGGGTCAGCAGGAAGTTGAGATAATCTTGGACACGCTGTGCCTGTTTTGTCTTATCTTCAGTGACCTTGCCGACTATTTTTGTCCTGACAGGACCTTGTGCGGGAAACATTTCCGAAATTGCCTGAGATTGAAAACGGATGACCGCCTCGCTCATCATCGGATGAAACACGCCACAGGCTCCAGCCCACGGGGTAGTACGATCNTCAAACTTCAATCCGAGCTGATCCAGTCCTTTGGTATAAGTCTCTTCCCAATCAGTACGGGATTCCTTGTCGCCCGTATACGATTCAATCAAATCCATGCCCAATGTATCCAATTCCTGCTCATCGAGAAAATCGCCCAGATTGGAATCAAATTCAGATTCTTCGGATTGTCCTGCATTCGGGTCAAAATCAATAATGACACCGCCATCCTCAGTCTCTATTGACACAGACTCAGGATTCTCAATGGCAATCGAGAGTTCCTCTTCAGGCTCCTGCTCAATGGTGCCTTCTATCGGGGTAGCAGGTCGTCTTTCTATAGCCATGATTTCTTCACATACTTCTCCTAATGCAATACCCTGTTGTCAGTTTTGGGGATAAAAAGATCATCCATGATTTCCTGTAGTTCCTGTTCAAAGTCTTTGGTTAACTCGACTTGTAAAATCAATCCGTGAGATTCAGCCAACTCTTGGGCATTCATCCATGAATCCGAATGGATATTCGGACCTGCGTATTCATCGCCATCTAAAAAAAAAGAGGTTGAAAAGATTTTCATCAATAATAATTTGCAATTCTATTATGCTCCAAAGGTTCATCCTCCTCATCTGAATGCAGTGGAACGAACCCGCCTTGCCTGAATCTTAACAGAGCTTGCGTTGTGCTATCAACTAAATCGTCATGTTCCATGTTGGGGAATCCTGCAAATTCTTCTATGACTTCTTCCGCCCATCGTGTTGACGGATGCCATACCACACCTGATGCAAATAAATCGGAAACCGCGTTTACCCTTGAAACCTTATCATTGCCACGACTCGGTGTGTATTCCTGTACGGGTATCCCCATTTGCCTTAATTCAAAGATAAGGGGGGTACCAGCCGCTTTCGCTTCGACAATGAATGCATCCGGTTTATACATCTGATACTTTTCCATTGCCTTCTTTTTCAAATCTGGAAACTCCAAGCGTTCCTTGTAGGCATCCAGTAAAATTAAATTCGGTGCAAGCTTGCCTTCATCGTTCTGACGATAGAATACTCCCCATGTGGTACAGGCGGAGTAGTCGGCTCGCTGTGTTTTCAGGAATGCCGTATCCCATGATTGAATAATGAACTCACAATCGGGAGGATTAAGACCTTCCCATTCTTTCCACCATTCACGTTTGACCAATGCACCTTCTTCCGATGTCGGGTCCTGCTGGTACTGAGCCATCCATTTACTGCTCGGTAGTTCCGACCTGAGTGCATTTAATTCATCTATATCCCAAAATTCAGCCCATAACGGATTACCTGACGGCATAATTGCAGGTAATTCAATCACTTCCCACTTCTCTGTGCCACCACGTTTGATGCTGGAATCAACCAATTGACCGGTCAGGTCACGATTATGCCAGCGTGTCATCACGACAACGATGGAACCCTTCGGTTGNANACGCTGTCTTGGACCAGAGGTGTACCATTCGTAAGTGCGATTGAATATGTTGATATCCGCACTGACACCTTCCTGCTCCGAATGCGGGTCATCGATCACCAATAGATCGGCACCTTTACCCGTTACCGCACCGCCAACACCGATAGCAAAATACTCACCACCCTTGTTGGTATTCCAACGACCAGCCGCCTTGCTATCCGCTTGCAGACTGACATCGGGGAAAATACCCTTAAAATCGGCACTGTTGACCAGATTACGCACCTTTCTGCCGAATCCCACCGCCAGTTCTGCGGTATGCGCGGTCTGAATGATCTTTTTATCTGGGTATTGACCCAAAAACCATGCAGGTAACAGGTAGGAAGCAAACTCCGACTTGGTATGTCGTGGCGGCATATTGATAATCAACCGCTTCAGCTTGCCTTTTGCAACCCGTTCAAACGCTTCAGCCATGATGGAGTGGTGTTTACCTTCAATAAAGGCAGCCCACATCTCTTTTACAAACGGCATGAACCCGGCATGACACTTCTCAGACCTTTCGGCACGTTCAAGACTGCGAAATAACTCGACATACTCACGCTGTTCATCAACAGGCAAGCTCTTTATCATGTTCAAGGCTTTATTATTCAGAAAATTCACCATATGGTAACCAGATGTTATATATACCTAATAGTGTATATACCATATAACTAAAATAAATTACTTAGTAACCATTACTTAGTGGAATTAGTAGGTACCTACTATTTATTAGGTAGATACCTCTGGCTAGATTATAACAAAATACCTACCCTTCACAGAAAAAGCAATAAATTTTTGAAAAAAATATTGACCCGTCTAGGATTCCTACCCTTTTTCCTGAAAAAAAATATATTTTGCGCTAAATATGCTTGCATTTTGAAATATAATAGGGGGGGGTATGAAACTAAGTCTATGAATGTGGAGATCACTNTGTGTGTGTGTCGGACAAGTACCCTAATCCTAAAAGCGGGGGGTGGGGGGCGCCATAGAAATCCAGTCTTTTTTACCTATGAAGTGATAGTCCTACAGTGTCATCTTATCCAGTGTGATAGTCGTATGGTGTAATAGTCGGATTACTCATTTTCTGCCATGAGTGTTTTCAATCTTCGCTCTATTTCACTTTTGATTTCATGACTACTCTCAAATTCTTTTGTTTCCACAACATCTGAAAACATAGAGCATGACTTTCCTAGTAGCTCTAGACTACGTACACGGCTCGCATCACTACCTGTCTTGGACTCCTCATACAATCGTTCTATGACATAGAGCCTTGTCCTGACCGAGGATGCC